TCTCCGCCTCCGCGGCCGCCTCGGCGGCCGCCTTTGCCTTCTCCGCCTTCCCGGCGAAGAATCTCATGACGGCGGGGAACAACCACCCAACGCACGCGTGGGGGGCCATCGGCGCGCACCCGACTTCAGAACATTCCACCACTCCATCAAAAAATAAAAGGACCCCTTCTTCATTAAAACCCCAATTGTCGCCGCCCGGATCTATTAGAATAAATCCATTCTGATTTAATTTTTCACAAATCTCTTTTAATCTTTGAGATATAATAGGTATCATTTCTTTCTGTTTTTTCGGCTCTATATCCTTTAAAAATTCTTGATTAGTTTTGATTTGTTTATATATAGCATATTTGTATGGGGGCGGATCCTTGGATATATCAGCCGCAGTAGGAAATAATATTGCAGGTGAAATACCTAACTGAAATAATTTTAAATCATTTGTAAAACGATTAGCCTCTATCAGGTCATATTTAAATACACAAGGTTTTTTCTTATATGTACAATAACAAAAATATTGTCTGATGACGCCCTTCGACACCTCCGATTGTATTACTGTTCCTAATACTAATTCGTCGGGAACATCGAGTTGTACAGATAAATCGTTTACTTGAATTCTAATTTGAGGCATGTTTATAATATTATACATTTTTTTTCACCAGATTAGAAATATCATAAGTAAAGTTATGTTTGTTATGATACACTGGATTCTGAACTGAATATTCGAACTATATCAATGGTTATTTATTTTAATTTTACTGATAATCACTGATGTTTACAGTAATCGTATATGATTTATTATCCGGTTGCCAAACACTCATGAGGCATTTATCAAACTGAGGCTTAGACACCTTCTTTGCGCGAGTCCTTTGAATCCATTGACTCGTAAGTTTTCTTAAATCTATCTTATTTTGCTTTCTCTCAAAATCTCTCTTGCTCCCACCTCTCAATCTGAGAACTAGATGAAGTGTTGATTCCTTCTGAATATTGTAATCGGAGAGAGTGCGACCATCCTCAAGCTGCTTTCCCGCGAAGATCAATCTCTGTTGATCCGGTGGGATACCCTCCTTATCTTGAATTTTCGCCTTGATATTCTCAATCGAATCCGAACTCTCAACCTCCAATGTAATCGTCTTTCCTGTAAGAGTTTTCACGAATATTTGCATCTTGTAAGTATATTGTGATTAACTATTTTATTTTTAAGTCTTTTATTTTTTACTTACAGTTTTTACTTACAGTTTTTTACTTACAGTTTGGCCATGGTATCAAAGTGAATCCTGTCATAAAATTTACGATGAGGCTTCTTTCTTTCTCGGAGCATTTCCTTATAACTGATAAATTTAAATGATCCTACTTTAAGACCTTCCGAATCTTTGTTTCTCTGACGACAACGAAAAGAATCACGTGTTCCATACAGCGCCACAATATTATTGTTTGCATTCCATACATATCTCGCCATCATTTTCTGATAGAATATATTTTGTTTTTAAGTCTTTACAAGGATATTTAAAGTTTTAATCACCACCCCGTGCGATCAGGTAGCACGGCATCTATATATGTGATCACCTGCTTCCTCATACCCACCCCGACCCCTTCCGCGGGGAACCACCGCCCCTGAATCTTGACAAGTAAAACCATCTTCACAAACTTCCGCAGCGCTGACATCATCCCAGCTCTGGTGCGGCAGCCAGGACGCCATATGAATATCAATGCCATGCGCACCCTCTGAGCAAGATCGTTTCTGCGCATCAGTTAATCCTTCTAATCTCATCCCTAGAAATGAACACAAAACAAGACCTCCCGTAATACCTAATAGAAGTTCTTTGTTTTCCTTGAGAACCTTCGGGACATAGGAGTCGCCATAGTAAGTGAATATCAAAAGAATAATTACCAACAAAGTAAATTGATTCATTTATATATTTATGAAACAAAAAAAAATGAGATATTTTAAAAGAATTAGAGTGGTAATGTCTAATTAAATTCTAACTCTATCGGAACATGATTCTTATTTAATCCTCGTGTTGCTGAAAGAGACAGTTCCTGACGTTTCTTTCTTGAACCATCTTTCTTTTTAACGTGTTCTTTTTTCATCGCCTTTAAACATGTGTTCATATCATCTTCAATTATTGCTTTGTTTTCCTCGATGTAATCAATGATGAGATTATCAATTGCCCACCGAAAGAAATTTAATTGACCCACGGTTGTCTCTACAGATGTTTCCGCATCAATCTCAAAAAGAATTCTATCTCTTCTACAAAATGGATCGAATTTCTGCTTGGAATACGCTTTCAACTGAGACTTGTAAGAATGATATACATTCATATTCTCTCTGTAATGATTGTTTTTTTCATTGAATGTCGGTGTTAAATCTTTTGTTTCGTAAATCAAATAATACGTATTGTTCTTCTTAGAGAAATTAGTAATAAACCAATCAATTGAACGTAAGGAGACTTTTGAATCACTTGACAAAACCGATACCAACTTGTTCTTGTTATATGGGATAGTATAGAATCTTTTTAATGACTGTTTCAATAATTCATCATACATATGACTAAATATATTTCATTCTCTCTAAATTCTTTAAGTCATTTAAACGCGAATAAATTTGATATGCTAGAATAGTGAATCATCAACTTATGAATCAATTGAGTAAGATGAATAATCTTATTCATTTGACGAACAATAATCAGAGTATTATTTTCGTGTATCTTATGTACGATAATTGTCTTCTTCAAATCGCGCAAATTGAACCAAAGGGGAGTGATCTAAAACGCATCCCCGCGGGATCAATTGTTCTCGCAAAGCAAGGAGATTACATGAATGATATTCTCGTTCCAAAGGATACAATCGCAGTGAAAACTGTGTCCGAGGAAAATTATCTTATCTTTTGATTAGCACTTTTTGAAACCCCGCTTCTTGCATCTTTTAATAGCTTTTTCTATATGATTTGTGGCATCTTCTGTCGTATCGAATTTCTTATCGTATATTTTCTTATCGTTCGTAATTTTCATAACTCGTTTTCCATTCTGGATGAATTTTTTTGTCTCTATTTCTCCATTCTTATTCTTCATTTTATATGTTTCGGTTCGTTTTAATTTTTCTCTTCCATTTTCCATTGTTCTTGAACTGCGACTTTTATGGCTGAAATATGTAGCCGCTGCTCCAGCGGCTGCGGCACCTACTCCCGCTGCTTTCAGCGCCATCGGGACACAAAAACCGGTAGCACATACAGCCAGACCACCTCTTTGAATTTTTCGTTTGGCGCGGCGAGTTCTTCTACGAGTTCGAGGACTAGTGGTTCTTTTCTTCCGATGATTCCTCGTTCTAGATCTCCGACGAGTTCTTCGTCTAGGCATTATATTATTCTCAAATAAAATATTCCCTCTATATTATGGAATCTTGGTTGATTTACGCATTTGTTGCCGCTGTTTTAATCGCTGGAAGAGATATCTTCACCAAAAAATTCTCTAAGAAATATACAGCGATAGAACATCTTCTATACTATTATATTCTGTGTGGATTCTTCATTATCTTGCTTGCGATTTATAAATCAAGAGTGCAGGGTGAGAAGATAAGATTTATTGAAAGCGAAGACTTGTGGAAATATATGGGGATAGCCGCTGTTAGCGCTATTATTATTTCACCATGTCAGGTATTATCACTCAAAGAGTGTGATAATCCTGGAAAATCAAAAGCAATTGTAAACTTAAATGGCGTCATCGTATTTTTTATGAGTTTGTATTTACTCAAAGACGTTAAATTTGAAACGAAAACATTTCTCGGTATCTTACTTGCTGCCATCGGTGTCTATTTGATCATTTAATTCTTTTGGTGCGTGTTTATCTGTCGTTTTCGCCTGTTTTCCGCATCTTAAACGCATCATTTTAGTATTCTTTATTTTTGGATTTTTTGGAACCTGATAAAATCCTTGGCGATAACACCATGTATTCTTTTTCGTTGAATATGTCATTAATCTTATTGAAGGTTTCATTAATTAATTAAGATAACTAACTCTTGTTTAGGTGGGTTTTATCAAGTAACAAAATACATTCCTTGTAAATAAGCGTCTGCTAAATCATCTTTCTTCTTGGATTCTTTGAATAGTTCGTGGAATTTAGGATCTATCTCCGTATTTTCATGAATCATGATTTCACAGTATTTGATTGCTAAGAACTTGGTTTTCTTGTATCTATCTTTGATATCACATTTTATCGCTGGTCCCGTGTACGCTTTCAATTTATTACGAGCATTGATCATTTGAATATCTTTGATAGTCTTTAATGTTTTGATTCCCTCAATCAAGAAATATGTGTATAAGATCATTTGAACGGATTTCATTGTAGGATTCTTTAATGCGGGCTGATTTTCTATCAAGACAATGTCGACATTTAAGAAATCCGGTTTCTCATCTAATTTTTCAACTATCTTCTTACCTTGCTCTAACATCGGATTCACATGCTTGGGAACATTTTTGAATTTTTTGTTTTTGTATTCCTTTAGTTTCGTGTGATTCAAACACAGCTTCATATTTGTATCCTTGAGAATCTTCTTTGCTGTATTGTCACACTTACGATGCTTCATCTGATGCTCGCAAACAGGATCCGTGCAAATATTTAGGATGCCCCAATCATCAATCGTCAACTTCTTCGTATCTATTAAACAAAATGCTAAATTCTTAATACCCACATCAAAAGATAAGATCTTCATGTGTGTATTACTATAAAAAAACTTTAAATGATGGAATATTTTATCGGCTTTTAGATCTTCTACTAGATCTTCGCTTTTTAGGTTTCTTAGGTTTCTTAGGGGTCTTAGATTTCTTAGGGGTTTTAGATTTCTTTGCAGGGGCAAATGATTTTAATTCATCATATCTAATTTTAGGATAAGAACGCATAATGTTTTCTAGTGAATCATCAATATGTCTTATAAATTTAATTAATTCTGCGTGTTCCATCTTAGAAGGATCTCCCGACTTAACAAGATTCTCTAATCCCGCCTTACGTAGTTGAATCTCTTTCAGTAATTGAGGTTTTGTCATTGCATCAGGGCGTTTAGGTTCAAAAGATCTCATAAATTTAGAATATTCAGATGAGTCTGATGAATCTGTCATATATATATAGAAAAAATAAAATTATTTAATATTTTCTTGGTCTCCTTTTTTTAGAACGCTTCTTTTTAGAATGCTTCTTTTTAGATCTTTTCTTTTTAGAACCCTTCTTTTTAGTTTTATGTTTTCTACTTTTATGTTTTCTACTTTTATGTTTTCTACTTTTATTACCGCCAGACTGTTCAATAAGAGAGTCACCTCTTTTTATTTTTTCTAAGCACTCGCGTAAAGGCAGCGCGAATACTACACGTGTTTTAGTTTTATCCCCCATATGAAGTATAAATTCCCTCATTTCATTTGGCGTTATGCCAAGACCATTAAAAGGCATTGCATCGGATCCACCTTCACATAAGTTCTGTCCGGCAATTATGTTTGCCAATGCCGGATATTCTGCTTGGAAACCGTCCACATCGCACAGATTTTTGGGGAATTTATTTCCGTAATTACATCCCCCTGGACAGTTTATACTAGGGATCTTCGCGCATGGCACTCTAATTTCATTACCGTCGAATAGCTCTAAACATATTACACCGGCGTTATCGACATCCAGCCCCGATAAACCTAGTTCACCTGCAATAGTGTCAATATTCCATTTTCTTGCTTTTTGCGTCCATTCAATCGCATCTGACATAAATATAGTAGTATTGCCATGGGGAATTGTACAAGAAGCATCTATTTCACATTCAGTAGCTCTTATTTTACGACATTTAGCAACATCAGCCCGCAGCGGCTCCCCACTCCTATCATAAGGTGTTAGGGAAACAACACCTTCACCTATGTTGAGCTTCGCCCACCGATAAAGAGTAGATGTCGTCGACTGCACTATTTTAATTAGAAAATATGAGGTACCGTGTGGCTTGAGACCAAAACGTTCGTTTGCGTCGTCGACCCTTGCTTTAGTCAACTCACGTGCTTCATCCAATTCCGATTCCAAGAACGGCATATATATATATAATAATACTTTAACTGTACGTTAAATTGGATGGCAGTTTAACTGTACGTTAAATTATACTTCGCCCTGTATTTTTCTTTTTTAATCATATAATCATTTCTCACATAAGATCTCAGTATCTTAAAAAGAAACATGATCCATCGTTCCATGATTGCGATTTTCCATAGATTGTTTGTTTTGAGTGTTATGAATAGAAGTATATAAAGCAAAGGTGTCCTTAAATATAGCATCGGTTTAACACTCTTATACTTGATGAAATTCTTAAGGAATCCTAATGTCGGTGTAATCAGTAAAAAAATTAAAATATTCATCGGTGGACATATCGGTGTTTAACTGAATTAATCTTTAAATTAAATTCGCATCGTCAGATAATCATGAATCATCTGAGGGTGTTCATAAACATTTTGTCGTTTATTAAGTTCCGCATTCAATTTCTGAATAAGTTCATTAAACAATTTCTCCAAAGCGATCACATCATTCAACGCGCGATGACAACCCACCGCTTCTATTCCCAATGTCTTACATAAGGAATTCTGTGTATAATAGTCTCTCCCTGAAATCAATCTCTTGGCAAGCAGGAGTGTATCAATAAAGATTATCTTGTCTGGATTAAAGACCTTTTTCTTTTCAGGGAGATGTTTAACATCTCTCAGTAGTCGTCTCAAGAATATGAAATCAAATGCTTCACCATTATGAGAAACAATACATATCTTCTCTCCGTTACTCGTATTTAGCAGCCAATCACTTGCTTGACAATATGCTTCTTTCCACGGTAAACCTTCGTGAAATAATATCTTGTTTGTGATTCCCGTAATTTGCGTAATTCTGGACGAAATAAGTTCATTGCTCTTGGGATGAACAAGACAAGTAAATTCATTATCTGTTCCCATTTCTTTCATCGCGATTTCAATAATATCATCATGATACATATTCAAACCGCTCGTCTCAAAGTCTAGAATGATTTTTTTTATCATCTGTTTGCAATAATTAGAAGAAGAATACTTTAAATCAAATTTAAGATTTAGGTGTTGCAACATTTATTGTGGATGTGTAGATTGTCATTAGTCTGTGCTTCATAGTCCTCATTGCAGAGTATTTTGTCCAGTTGGGGGTTTGCGCAATCAGGGAAAATCTGTCCCTCTGTGCCGAAATAGCGCACCCCTCCTTCGCGCACGGCTTCAAGCTCCGTCTTTAGCGATCCAGCGTCATTAAATCCTGGCTCACCAACGCCGTCATTTCCAAGGGCATTTATTGCAAGTGCCTGCTGATCTAGTCCTGTGCCATCATGGAGGGGTAGACGCTCCCATCCAGTCTGCGCAAAATTAGAGTTTGCTTCAGCATATATATTAAGAATGTCATAGAACCATTCATTGCATGTACCAGGGAATTGTGTACGATTATCAGGATCAGGCGATTCCCACTGGCATCCTTGTATGCCACTAGCCGCGTCGGCCCCGCATATCTCCGCTGCAGTGCGCTCATCATTTTCACCCCTCTCCTTAAACCACTCGAAGCATTGTTTAGCAGTTTTGGTATCATCTGCCTGTCTACATACTCCGTCGACGGGGGTACATATCGGATATTGGCCATCTCTCTCTGGATCCGCGATTCCCGCGAGTATAGTAGAATACGCTGGGTGATGTGGGCGATTGTGGTAGTGGTCCACCAATAAACCCTGACCAATATCCTGTTCTAAGAAAGGATTATTATAACATCTGGAAGACGTATCTGCGCCTTCCTGCCCTTCTTCCTGAAGGCAAACTTCACTACGGGTTTCCGCATTAACTTGTTGACAATAATTTCCGTCCCTGCAGCCATTAGGACTATTCATAATTCTCCGCCCTCTCCAATTACAATCCCCCATGCCCGCTATACAGGGTGTTCCGGGCTGTAGAATGCAACCATCATTAGATATAGATTCCGCGAAATAATTACGATTCGTCTCACATTTATTGGTACACCCGGACCATCCATCTCTGGGGCAGGCGAGCAATGACGCCTCCGGTTCTCCGGAGCTCGGCATATCCTCCGATTCTTCGGAGATTTTTTCACAGCATTCAGCTGGTGTACATTCTGTGCCTCTACACCATTGACCGTCTCCCGGAGACGGCATTGCGGCATTGCCCGTGTACAAGGAGGAGTCCGCATCGAAACATAAACGCCCGTTCTGTTGAAGCGCAACCGCGCAGTTTTCGCGACGCTCGCAACAATCTACTTCCGTGCATACATCATTGGGGCACCTGGCGGGCGGTGAGGTTTTTATTTCACCCGTGTATTCCCAGTTGATCGCGGCCCCTGCGTCAGATGGCGCACAATTGCTTCTTAGAAAGGAGGCGCAGGGGGTTGGTGCGGAGGGCCCAACGCTTCCAGAGTCCTCCGCTTCTTCGGTAGTTGTCTCACAGCATTGATCTTGAGTGCAGACGCCAGAATTGCATCCCAAAGTGAGTATATCTGCGGGCTCGCCTTCACGCGTGTATGTGCCACCGCCCGGAGCCCGCCCATCACATATATTCGGATATTTTTCAAAATATTCGCCACAGGTGGTTGGTGGGTCGACGGTCTCCGCGGGAATCTCCGGTGTCCTTGTACAGCATTCTTCTGCTGTACAAACTGGGTCTTCGCACGGGACCGACAAGCGAAGAGAGTTGACGATGTAATCTGGTTCATTACAGAGGTTCTGATTTTCTTTTTGGAGATATGTGCTACAGGTCTGCTGCCCCCGCGCTGCTTCATAATATGTACTAAATTTGTCTTCCTTCGTCAGATCTAAGAAATTCCCGTCCAGCACGCGATCGAAGCCTAGAGGATGGGAATTGGCCGTAACTTGTTCCATATAATTGGAAGCTGAGCCAGGGCATCTTTCCCCCCAACAGCATTCAGGGTCCTTGGCGCAAGCCTCTGCGGTGTGTTTATTTTTACATGTACTTCGACTTGATATATCGATGGCCTCGTCGAGCTCCTGGCGAGCGAGACGGATCTCGGGGGCGTTCCCTCCGTGGTCTGCGAGAGCTTCTTGCAGGCTTCTTTTGGCGAGGAGCACTTCTTCCTGGAGGTCTACGCATCTGTTAGACGGACTTCCCATTAATTGAGTTACGTCTTGGAATCCATTAGGGGCCTTCTTATCAAATATCAAAGCGGGGTGGAATATTGTCGGATCACCTTCACCACTGCCGGCGCTGCTGTCGCCATCGCTTTCGCTCCCCCCAAGCCACCGATAACTGAGCCAGAACACGATAAAAGTAGGAATAAGTACTCCAGTATGAAGGTTCTGGATGATCGAATTGGTTTTCGTCAGCGACAGTATCGGCTGGGCGGGCCAACCGAATAAGACTTGAAATAATAATGTGCTAAAACTCCCAGGAATATCCAAGTTGACGTTAGCTTCCCCCACTATTCTTTCCAAAAACTTCCATTTGCCTAAGTTTTTCGTTTTGTATATGCTTTCCGCTTTCACAAAGTTACGCGCCTGCAAATAAAGAAATGGCGCTAACAGAAGAATAAACGTAATCGCCACCAGAAAAACGCCACCTTTGTCGAGGAAACTTACCAGCGCGCCAGCATGCTCGCCCTCGTCTGGGCAACACCATCCAGGAATGTTGTCGATAATGTTGTCGATTTTGCAGTTGGATGCCTCATCTTCAGCTGACTTGCATTTATCTGAAGGCTTTTTTTGATACCATAATTTATTTTCAGGTGTTTCAGTCCCTTCATCCCCCTCCTCCCCCGGTAAGCCATTGTGCAGAACGCCGATGTTCTCTTGGACCCAAATTTCTTTTCCCTCCTCCGCTGCGGGTAGTGTTATCTTGATCCATTGACCCGCCGTCAAGTCGTCGGCAAGCTGCGTTCCATACTCGTTCCGGTACTTTGCGAGGACGGTTCCGAGGGCGCGGCGAAACCCCCCGCCCTCGCCCCCTCTGCCCCGCCAGATGCCTACGCTCTCGGGCTTCATTCCCACATTGAACGCTTCACCTTTCTTAAATTTCCTCGTGCGTTTATTTTCCTTCGAGAACGGGCCGTGGTAGTATATTGGTTTTTCACCTGTTTCAGTCACGAAGAATATCCTTGATTTCCAGAAATCTTTATCTCCCCCCCAACTTATTCCCGCCCCCGCTGACCCACACTTGTTTACGTTATGCGAATCATCACTTGTTAAACAGTCCTGTGGATGGGGAATATAAAAAAAGCCTTCGCCTTCCATTTATAATCTACAATATAAAAAATTCATAAAAATATTTTTATTCATACTTTTTACAACGCTTTGTAACACCTTTTGGTGATTTAAATCCTCTCTTAGTGTAAACAGAACTCATGCAAAATGGATATTCTAAATTCGCTTGGAGATCTTTCTTGTATTTTAATGTTTTGATGCAAGAACAATACTTAAGAAATAAAGCGTGATCTAATTTCTTGCGTTCTTGGTATGTCAATTTATCTTTGTGTTGTCTCTTGCGAATTAATTCTCTGTATTGTTCCTCAGAAATCATCCTTGATTTCGCGATTTTCAAAGATGCTTTTTTTGATTTCTTTGCTTTTCCTCGGGGCTTCTTTCTTGTTTTATCAGGTTTAGGCATGTCTTAGCTTAACATAGAAATAAATTAGGATAAAAAAAATCTAATCTAGTGTATAAAATATGTCGGGAGATACCGCGGATAATGTCTTAACTGGAGATGCGAGCACGGAACTCACGAAATGTAAGGCAGAACTAGCCGAACTGAGCAAGATGAAGGTGGCTGAGATCGCGGCGGAGATCGATCAGAACGCGGCG